CAAGAGGACGTGATTGAGGACAGAAATCCTGCAGTCATTTCAGACCTGCAGCGACTGGCAAGAGTCGCCATGTAAATCGAAATGACCCGCTTATGCGGGTCATTTGTTGTGAGCTATACGGCTTGTAGACAGGCCACTCAGGCGGGTGACCTGGATATTGAGTCGCCTTGCTAGCCCCAGCGAATCCCATTGAGTTGATTGCATTCTTTAACCGCAGCAGCCCGTTGAGTTTCGAGGTAACTAGCCAGATCGGCAATATGGATACCTTTCGCACTTTTTTGACTGACCTCCATCCGAGTAATCGGAATTTTGATCTGCCCAGCCAGCACCTTGCGCTGAAACATTTCGGGTGTCAGGTGTGTGAAGTAGTCTTTGCACACCTGAACGAGCGGAATGATGGCTTGGCCGTCGTACTGGGCCATCAAGATAAAGGCTGTTTTCATGAACCCTCCTTGTCACTTCTGAAGTCGGGCATGTTCTTGGCTGTATCGAAGGCATCATCGGCCGTTTCACCGTACTCGCAGATGGCCTGTCGGGTGGTGTCGCCCAAGAGGGCATTGAGTCGTTGCGCTCGCGGGTGATCCGTTCCTATCAGGTGATTCCCCACGGCGGAAATCAGGATGACTACGTGACCTGGGCGCTTGAGGTTGGAGGCGTTACCCGGGCCTGGTGCATCCGCAAGTACATGGGGCCGGGTACCGTCGCGGTGTTTTTCATGCGAGACGATGACCCCAGTCCAGTGCCGAATGCCGAGCAACTGGCCGAAGTCCGGGCACATATTGAGGGAAGGCGTCCGGTAACCGCAGAGTTGTACGTGCTGGCCCCGATTCAGAAGCCCATCAGTTATCGAATCAGGCTGACCCCGGACACGACGGCGGTACGCAGGGCAGTCGAGTCGCAACTGATCGACCTGCATAACCGCGAAGCCGGGCTCGGCGATACGGTGTTACTGACGCACGTAGCGGAAACCATTAGTGGCGCGACTGGCGAGCACGATCACCGATTGGTGTTTCCTACTGCCGATCAAAAACCGGCCGTCAATGAACTGCTGATTTATGGAGGGGTGCAATGGCTGCCCTGAGAACGGCTGAACAATACGCGGATCAACTGCGAGCGCTTTTGCCAGCCGGTCCCGCGTGGGATCCCGAACGCGTCCCTGAGGTGAGTCAGGTGATGGACGGTCTCGCTCGGGAGCTGGCGCGCATCGATGCGCGGGCCTTCGATCTGCTCAATGAAATGGACCCCAACACCGTCAGCGAGCTCGTGCCGGATTGGGAGGCGGTGATGAACCTGCCGGATCCTTGTTTGGGGCTAAAACCTTCATTCGAAGATCGGCGGCTTTCAGTGCGTCAGCGATTGGTCAAAGTTGGCGGCCAGACTCCCGCCTTCTACATCGCCATAGCCGTCAGCCAGGGCTACCCCCACGCAACCGTCACTGAACATCGAGCACCCCGCATGGGGCGTTCTCGTTTTGGTGTGGCGCACTTCGGCACCTGGGCTGTGCAATTTATGTGGACGCTGCATTTGGGCGGGCGCAAGCGCTTGGGACGACGATTCGGTGTGAGTTATTGGGGCGAGCGATTCGGCGCCAACCCCGGGAACGCCATCGAATGCCTGATTCATCGTGCGGCACCGGCGCATACCGTTGAACACATTAATTATGGTTGAGAGGTAGACATGGATTATCCGAAAAGCGTGCCCAGCGTGGGGTTGGTGAACGGCAAATTTGTTGATGAGAACCCCGCCAACGGCACGGTGGGATCGCTGGTCCCGGCTGCATGGGGCAACGCCGTTACCACGGAAATATTGAATGTCATCCTGGCTGCTAACCTACAGCCTAATGAGGCTGACCTGACTCAACTGACTAGGGCTAGTCTGCTATTGAGCAGAAAAGCCGCTGCTTTGAATATCAGTCGCTTCTTGAAATCAGGAACGTTCACCGTCCCCAAAGACGTCACGACGCTATACGTTTCCGGTTCTGGGGGCGGCGGCGGTGGCGGCGGTGGCGGTAGTAACAACACGCCCAATGCGGCAGGATCCTGCGGTGCTGGTGGGGGGGCGGGGGAACCCGCGATCAGGGTTCCGATAAAGGTGACACCGGGCCAGGTCTTGAAGTTTGTCATCGGCGGTGGTGGCCTCGCGGGTGTTGGTGGTGCTGTTGGGGTGAACAACGCTACACCTGGAGGCAATGGTGGTGACACCGTTATCACGGGCGTGCTGACCTTGAAGGGCGGGAAGGGCGGTGCGGCTGGTCAACCATCGGTGGGTAACACGCCAGCAGGCGGTTATGGCGGTATTGGGTGGCCAAGCGGAGGCAGCGGATCCGACGGCTGCTTTGGTTCGACAGGTTCTGGCTGGGCAGGATTAAGCGGCGCTGGTGCCTCTGGCCCTTTCGGTGGTGGAGGTACATCTCAACGCAGTGGGATACCCAGTGCAGGTAACGCTGCCGACGGAATCTCAGCCCATGGTTTCGGTGCGGCAGGGGGCGGCGGCTCAGCCGCTTACCACGGTGTCGGGCGTGGCGGGCACGGTGGGAAAGCAGTGCCGGGCCTATTGATAATTGAGTGGTGAGTCCATGAGCAAACACGTCGCTTATAGCGCGATAACAGGCCAGATTCTGCAATGGCAAGACACTGAATCCTTCCACTACGCTGCCCCTCCGGATCATGTCGAGATTCAGACGGTTACCGACGAGCAGTGGAGCAATCAAGCGTCGTTCGGGTGGGTGGATGCCGGGGAGTTGTCCCACATTGAGCCCGCTCAAGAGATCTATCAGCCTTGTAAAGAAGAAGCTGAAATCGTAAACCTTGCCCGGCGTGACGCGTTGCTGTCCGAGGCTGCAGTGATCATGGCCCCGCTGCAGGACGCACTGGACCTAAATGACGCATCCGACAGTGAGCAAAACGCCCTGATCGCCTGGAAGCGCTATCGCGTTGCCCTGAATCGAATTCAGGAACAAGAAGGCTTTCCACTGAATGTTGAATGGCCCGTCGCTCCCATGAACGACATCCGACCGGTGAGACGAAACTCGCCTTAACATCAATGCGATGACCGCCGGAATACAGCTAGCCATTCACCAAGTCCAAATATCTGACGTACATCCCGAGGCCGCCCAGTGCGGTTTTTTTTCGTCCGGAGAAAAGCATGAACACCATTGATAGCATCATCGCCAAGGTCATCGAGACCGAAGGCGGGTACGTCAACAACAAGGCAGACAAAGGTGGTGAGACCCGTTTTGGTATTACTGTAGCGGTGGCTCGGGCAAACGGCTACCAAGGCCCAATGATCGATATGCCCCAGGCTATGGCCGAAGCCATCTACCGCAAGCGTTACATCACCGCCCCGATGTTTGACCAAGTGCTGACGATCAATGAGCAGATCGGCACAGAACTCATTGATACCGGTGTAAATATGGGCCCCTCCCGTGCTGCCGAATATTTGCAACGCTGGCTCAATGGTTTCAACGTGACCGGCTCTGGCTATCAGGATTTATTCGTTGACGGTCGCCTGGGCAGCGTCAGCATCGACGCACTGCGTCGGTTTCTGGATAGTCGTGGCGCAGAGGGAGGTCGCGTACTGTTGCGGGGCTTAAACGGCAGCCAAGCGGCCCGATACCTGGAGCTGACTGAGCAGAACAAAACCCAGCGGCAGTTTCTCTATGGCTGGATACGCGCGCGTGTCGAGGCATGAACGCCTTGCTCAAGTGGGCAGTGCCTACGGTGATAGCTGCACTTGCAGGCGGGTTGATCTACCAAACCCTACAGCTCGCCTACACAAAAGCCGCCCACGCCGAGGCAATCAGCGTAATCGCGACTGCGGCTCAGCAAGCAGAACAACGCGCCCGATCTGAAGACGCCAGGCGCCGAAGCGAAATAGATAAGGTCCGAGACGATGCCCGGCAATCACTCCAAACGGCTGCAGCCGATGCTGCTGCCTCTCGTCGCGCTGCTGACAGCCTGCAGCAGCGGGTCGATCAGTTGCTTACCCACCAGGCCGCCCATCATTCCGAGCTTACCCGCCGAGGCACGACAATCCACAACCTCACCACGCTGCTCGCCCAGCTGCGTAGAGAGGCTGACGAGTACGCGGGAGAACTGGCAGAAATCGCTGATGCAAATCGAATAGCAGGGCTGGCGTGTGAGAGGGCGTATGCGTCGCTCCTTCTCCCACAGTCAGGTTAGCCATCCGATGGCTGTGATCAAGCGCCCCCAATTACGCAATGCTGAACAAGGTTTCGGTGAGTCTGATATCGCAATCCCGGTGTTAGACTGACACGGCGAGGACCAATGCTTGTGTTGGCTCTGTAAAGCAAGTTTTTTACTCATCGAATAGCTTGTGTTTTTTTTCAGTCACCTCTAAGATCGATGCATGTCAGCGATTTGGGGTATCCCCGGTCGTAAGCTGACCTCTACGGGACTTGATCCATGTTACATTTGTGTACCTCTCCAAGCGCATGGAGAGGTTACACAAACTGTAATTAGAAGTGGAGTCTCAAGATGCAGTGTCGCAATGCCCTCTCCTCGATTAAAACTTCTCTAGTACCTAGCTTTTTAGCATGATATAGGTTAATCGTAATCCTATACTGAGCGAAGGAAGTCTCCACACGTGGCCAAGCAAAAATTAGAAGATTTATTCGAAGCCATGTACCATGGTAAGTATGATTTTGAGGACTTTATCTCTGGCCCGTCCTCTGAGCTTTTTAAGATAATCAAGTTTAAGAATCGCACGGTTTATGACGCTGATAAGAAGCTTAAAGCTTATCACAAATTTCTAAATTTATTTCTATTTGAATTTCTTCGTCTTAACACAAGGGTTGTATATTCCTATCGAAAAGGTGTCAATGTGATTGATGCTGTGAAGAAGCACGCTTTTAGTCGGCACTTTTTCCAGACTGACCTAAAAAATTTTTTTGGTAGTATTGATAGAAGTATGATCCAAGCTTCAATTGCTGAGAATATAGAAAGTTTTCCTGTTGCGGACATAGCTGATCATATTGATAGAGTGTTGGATTTAGTCTGTGTGGACGGTGTACTTCCTCCAGGCTTTGCTACTTCGCCCCTTATAAGTAATGCCTGTCTCTATCACTTTGATAATAAGATCGAAGCTTTTTGCTCCAGTTTCGGCTTGATTTATACCAGGTATTCGGATGACATAATCATCTCTGGCTCCAAAGACAAGCTTTATGGGCTTCATGTTGATATTGAACGTATGGTGCATGAGTGTTTTGGTGATAAAGTCTCAATCAATGCCGCTAAGAGTAAGTATACCTCGGTTGGAGGGAAGATTAAAATTCTGGGTGTCGTGATTCTTCCTGGTGGGGAAATGACAATCGATGCAAAGCTAAAATCAAAAATTGAGGTTCTACTACACTTTTTCATTTCGGATCGAAATAAATTTAACGCCATGGTAGAAGATAAAGATGCCAGTGGTTTGTTAAAGGTTACCGGATACCTGAATTATATAAATACAACTGATCCTTCATATCTCAATAAGCTTAGAGTGAAATACGGGGCGACAGTAGTGGATATGTTTGTTCGTGGGTCAGTGAAGTGATGATTCTGGCACTTGAGATTAGACGTATTCAGCATATCGATTTAATGAAGTTGGTGATTGATCTTGATGAAAATAAACTGACATGTTTGGCCGGAAAGAATGGTGTAGGAAAAACTACGCTAATAAAAGCTCTTCAAAATCTACAATTTGCTGATACCTTTACGCAAACCTCCCCTGCAAGTATTTTCTGTGATCAAAGCGTTATAAGTTACACTGTCGATGGTGTAGAGTACAAATTTGATTATGATGCCAAGCTACGAAGCCTGAACTCAAGGGCGGTAATTCCTGAGCAAATAAAACGGAATGTTGATGTCGAACTCCCAATGCCCTTTGGAAAACGCTTTAATTTTTGGGAATCAATTGTAAAAGCTGACCTAGAAATACGTAGCGCTATCGTACTCGGTAGATATGAGCGACCTCAAGAGCTCATTGATATGTTGAATTATATATATGCTACATCAAAATTTGACAGTCTTATTCAAGTGACGGTTAAGAAGGTGGATTATTACTGTATTCTCCTTCAGGATAGTAAATACATCCGGGAGGATTACCTCAGTTCTGGAGAGTTTTTTTTAATTAGTCTCTATCGCAAAATAAAAAACTATAGAAAGTTGATCGTCATTGATGAGATTGATATATCGCTAGATGCCGCTGCTCAAACTAAGTTAGCTGCTACTCTTCGGGGCTTCTGCAGTAAGTATAAAGTTAATGTCGTCTTTACCACTCATTCTCTACCGCTGATGAAAACCTTAGAATATGGTGAGTTGTTTTATATGGAAAAAGTCGAGGAGTTTGTTGCTCCGGCGCTTGCGTCATATAATTTCATTAAAAGTATTCTATTTGGTTTTAAAGGATGGGATAGATATATCCTGACTGAAGATGATGTTTTGCAGCGATTTTTAGAGCATATTATTGAAAAGTTTCGTGCCGAGATATTCTTTGAGTACAAGACTATATATATAGGCGGCGGACCGAACGTAGTTGACCTTATGAATAGAAATGCTTCTGAAGAGTTTTTTGGACATGCAGATAGTGTCATTGCTGTGCTGGATGGCGATCAAGCGCATCTAAGATATGCAAG